GTTAAGGGTCCCTCTGGCATGAGCCGAGCAGATGGTCTGCTTCCCTATCAACATAAGACCTAAAGGATATGTATGTCTCATAATCGCCGAAGGACTCGAGTTTATCCCGGGCCACAAGGCAGTTATGTAGATTTCGGTACTGCAGGCGTTCGCGCCGGAGTTGCTGGAATCAGCATCTGCGACGATAACGTTCTGGAGGGAGATGGTCATGACTTCGAGATCGTAAGATCCGCGGTCAAAGGTGGCATTCTAAATGTCACTGCTGATGGTAATAACCGTTACACTGATATGAATAATTTTCAGTGTGACGCGTATATTGCTTACCAGCATGATTACATCTCTTTACCGATATATCCGGATATGCCCTCCAACTCGGCATTGGCCACGCTCGTTAAGAGCAGGACCAATCCGTCACGTGCTACCGTATCCATCCCCGCGTTCTTGGGAGAACTCAAAGACTTACCTGACTTAGTCAGGCGAGCCGGTGAGACTGCTTTGAGCAAGGTTGGATCGCAAATCATTCAATACAAATTTGCAGTAGCACCTTTCGTTGGTGATATTATGAAGATGCTAGACTTCCAGACTGCTACAGATCGTAGGGTCCAGGAGTTGAAACGTCTCCATAGTAAGGGAGGGTTGAGGCGTAAAATCCGCTTGTGGAAGGGATCGCAGGTAATCGACAATAACAACACGGGCCTCCAGAATTGGAGGTATAGTGTTCCAACTGTTCGAAAAACTGTTGTCACTTCATACATCGATGGATGGGCGAAATGGCTACCAGCCGTTCCGTCTATCGTAACCGATGCGGACTTGCAGCGTCAAGCTATCTATGCCATCCGTGGTATGTCCCCTAAATCAGGTTTACTGAATAGCGGGACTATTGCGGATGCATGGCAACTTCTGCCATGGTCATGGTTAGCTGACTGGTTTGGGAATGTGGGAGATTATCTCGACACATTTCGCAACACAGTTGACGCTAATTGCGTGGACATATTAATAATGACCACGCATGAGTACGAAGTTACCGATACTGTCCAAAAGCACTTACTCCAACAAGGAGTGAGTTGTACTGATGGAACTCTGTACGGTATACGAAAGATTCGTACTCGCGCTACGCCGGGTCTTGCTGCCCAATTGCCCTTCTTAAGTTCGGGGCAATTGTCGATACTCAGTTCGCTTGCTGCTCAAAAGTGGCGTAAATAGCCGCTGAGGGCAGATACTACAAACGAACTGAATAAGGAGAAGTGTTTTGTTCACTGATACTGTCACGATTACTGTGAATTCCGTCGCTAAGGTCCTTACCAGGATCAATCAGGACAAGTACTCGTCTGAGTACCTTCTGAGAGAAACTGATGGAGACTTCAAGCTTCGGTTGCGGCATACATCCTATACGGATAAAGCTCGACCGTCGAAGGTCATTGACCGACACAACGTTGAGCTCGTCCAAACGGTGTATGCAACAAGCACAGTGGCTAAGCTGGAGCGTAAAGCCTACATGGTTCTCGAAAATGAGAATTCTGATGGGATCACTGCTCCTCTTAACTTCGACCTTGGATTTGCAGCGTTCTTTTCGAGCGCGAACATAACCAAGCTTCTGAACTGGGAATCCTAACCGCAAGGATTAGGGCCAACAGATTCAGACACCTACGCCTTCAACAAGCATAGGTGATCGTGGCTTATATCGGTGACGTGAATTATTACACCCTTAAAGGAGGCAATAATGAAAAGTCACGTAAGTACACTTCTTCAAGTCGCAATCGGTGTCTGTGAAGACATTCGATTGGCATACCCCGAGTATGGGGGAGTTGATAGAGACATCTGTCGACTATCCCTTTACGCTCGAACACGCGGTCTTGGGTTCTTTACCCTCGACTTACCTACTCTTGATGCTGCCCTTCTGGGTGGTCTCAAGACAGGACGCCTTGCTCTCGGAGGCCCTCTGATGAAGAGGGTTTCTAAGAAAGTCAAAGTGCCGAGATTTCTCTCGGGGCTTTGGTTGCGTGTGTTCGATAGTAACTCATGTTTGCGTGCTGAGGCCGACCCAACTGCAGTCTTGTTCCTTCGTCAAATCTTTGACTTAGGTAAGAAGATTGAGGTGGAGTGTTCTACCGATAGAGTCAATCAGACTGTAAAGGAGTACACTTATGTCGAACAATCCATCCGAAAACCCACATTACAGTGGGCTATGGATGAATTGGATCCTGATTTCAGCATTCGGTGCCTTCACTTTTGTGACGGCTTGGATGCTGATAGTCTTCCTCTTTTCACAGAAGGAGAACAATTCTCCCAAGTGGAACGAAGTCGACTTAAGGACCTCTGCACCCGCCTCCACAGAGTCTGTGACGCGGTTGCCACCAGGATCGGCTACTACAATCCAACGGAATATTCCGACGGAAAATATAACGCCGATCGAGGAAGTGGTTTCAAACATGGTCCGGGAGCAGTAACTGACCTTCCGGAAAGTCGATTTAAGTATGACTTTCCAAATTGGCCAGCTAAGCTAGAGCATCACTTCCCGTATGACTACTGTGGTTCTTCAACCATGGAAATCTACGGTGATGTGTATCCATGCAACCATGAACCTCCGTCAGTTTTGATTGCCGTTCCAAAAACGGCCAAAGCTCCTAGGCTTATCGCCAAAGAGCCTGTTGCACACCAATGGTGTCAACAGTTGACGGCAGACTTCTTGGTTCGAGAAATGACCAAAATCTTTGGTCGTGATTTTGTCACGATTAATGATCAGGAACCTTCTCGTCGTATGGCTGCCCTAGCGTCCCTAAGAGGTGATCTGGTGACTGTTGATTTAAAATCAGCATCAGATCGTCTCTCCTGCTGGGCGATAGAAAGAGCATGGAGGGCGAACCCTTCTGTGCTCAACGCTATCCACGCCAGCAGGACACGGTGGTTGCGTGAGGAAATCTCACCATCCTTGGGAGAGAATTATATTCTCCTTCGGAAATTCGCCACCCAGGGTACTGCTCTGACTTTTCCCGTCCAAAGTATCTTCTTTTTGTGCTGTGTTCTGGCATGTTTGCCGGGACGCACGCTGAGCGGATACCGTAAACGTTTTAAGTCAACGGTTCGAGTATTTGGCGATGATATTATTATGCCAAATACTGGGTATGCTGACCTGATGCTACTCCTGCGCTATCTTGGACTCGTTGTTAACGAAGACAAGACGTTCAGCACGGGATTCTTTCGGGAATCCTGTGGCCTTGACGCTTTTATGGGGGTTGATGTAACCCCTGTGAAGCCCAAGAGCATCAGTGCCGACACACCCACTGGAAGACAGTCTCTCGTAGATTTCTCCAACAATCTGCATCGAGCAGGTATGTGGAGAGCTGCGGAGGCTGCGTTATCGACGCTACCGGATTGGGTTCGTAAGAACCTCCCGGTGGTGGGACCTTCCAGTGGTGCCCAAGGCTTAGCCTCCTACTGTGG